GTCCATTTTCTTTACGAAGATATCCAGCACGACCCACTACCTTAAATCCCTTAGGGATAGGTTTACATTTCTCATCGGTATAGCAGTAATAATATCCTGCTTTACACTTACCGTTCTTAGTCATTCAACTGAGTGGATATTCTTTATTATTTATCAACCATCAAGTGCCACAGTAAGTCCAAGAGACATACCTGGGAGTGACTGCCAATTAGTTCCATCATAAAACTCCATTTTCTTTGTTGTAGTATTGTATATCATTGCCCCTTCATTAAAGGTAGCAGCATCTCTTGCAGTTGTTGTGTATTGTGGCATGTAGAATGCAGTCGCAACAGTTGCAATACCAGTGACGTTCCAATTTCTTGCATTTGCTTCGTCATAAACAAGATCTCCAGTAACACTCAGATTACCAGTGACTGTTGCATTACCATCAACATAAAGAGTTGAATCTGATCTAGCAGTTGTGCCAAGTCCAACATTGCTGGTTGTATGAATACCAACACTATCGTCTACAAATTTTCCTCCACCACCTGTAGATACTACCCACTTTCTGTTCTTACGAACATAATTTTGTCCATCATTTGGAGCATCTTCAATACCACCTCCACCAATAGTAGCAATCTGTTGCTGAATTCTATTGATGAATAGACGATAATGACTTTGTAATTGATCGAGAGTTACGAAGTTTTGATCTAGGGGAGTAAGGGGATCATCAGAATTATTTGTTGATGGGTCTCCAGGTAAAGTTGGATTATCTTCTTTTAGTAGGACCTTTTCTAAATTAACTACTTTCTCCAGTAAAGAATTACTTCTTTCTTCAATGGAACTCATTTGTAGTTTTTCTAAAACTACTTTTAGTTCTTCCTGAACTTCCTCAATGCTTTCATTTTGTTTTTTAATATGCTTTTCATTGACGACAAGATCCATTTGAAGATCTTTCATCTGCTCAGAGATATTGTCTCTGAACTTACCTACTTCAGTTTTAAGACTTGCATGATAATTTTCATTTGACTGAACTAAAACGCTTTGAATTTCTCTAAGATCTTCAGTTACAGCTTCCTCTAAGAAATCAAATCTCTTATGATATTTTTTAATTTCTTCAGAATAAGTTTCTAACTTTTCGTTTTCACTAATTTCTCTTTTCTTAAAATCTTTATATAAATTATCATAAGTTTTTGAGATTGAAGTAATCTCTCCTTTATAATCTTCAACTACTGATCTAAGTTCTACAATTTTTTCCTCAGTTTTTTCATGGATTCCACTTGAAATAGATTCAATCTTTTCAGTTAGAGTTCCAACTTTAGAGAGAACTTGCTCTTCTAATTCTTTTACTTCTTTTTCTGATTTAATTTTGTTCTCAATCAGAAGAGTATTGTACTTAGGTATTTCATTCTCAGTAAATTCTTTTACTGTGGCATGAAGATTTTCAATTGTTTCTTGATAAGAATCAATCGCGGTTTTAACCTTCTCTTCAGTTCTTACTTCAGTTTCAGCAAAAAGTTTTTTATACTTTGGAAGTTCTTCCTCAACAAGATTAGATACTGTTGTTACTGTTTTGTTGACATCTTTTACGGTTTCTTTGAATTCTTCCTTGACAGAATTAAATGCACTCTCATTAAGAGTTTCAACATCTGCTAAAACAGTTGTGACCTCCTTATTCACATCTGCTCTAATAGTATCTAAATTTTCTTCTACCTGATCTTTAAAATTGCTAAATCTATTATCTACCCTAACTTCTGATTCTGAAATTAAGTTTTTGTATTTGGGTACGTCTATGTTGAGAAAAGATCCAACAGAGTTAGAGAGGTCTACAAAATCTTCTTTGATTTTATCAACAGTTTCTCCGTTGATAGAGGATATTCTAGAATCAATTCTTGCTATTGATTCTTGCACAAAAAGAAGTTGTGCCATCATAGCACTATCTAAATCTTCTTTTTTAATTAAGTCTTTAAGATCCTCTCTTATTGATGTTATTTCTCCAGTTACACTTTCAACTTTTTCTAAGTTACTTCTAAAACTATCGAAAGTATTTGTAAAATCTGATAACGATTGAATGTGTTTTAAATTATCTTTAAACGAATCAAATGCTTCTGAAACCTGTTCGATTTTTTGTGGAGACGCAGCAGTATATTCCTCTTTAATCTCATCAAGAGGAGTTTTCTTCTTTTCTCCAAAAAAATCTGAAGGCTTCTTTAGTGCCACGTTTAATATATCTCCTGTATTTTATTATTTATTGTCCTCTTTTAATCCATTCTTGAGCATTTTTGCTAGATCTGCTGTAGAACCGACAAAGAGTGCATTATTGACAGTTGATGGTCCTTTGGATTGTTTTTCTTCCTCAACGTCTTTTAGTTTCTTTTGTAAGTCCATTAACTTATCAGTTGCATCAGCGACATTTTTGATTAATTGACCTGCAACTTCATATGCTCTAGGCATTTCACTCTCTTGGGCAAGTTCAAGAATACCATTGATTGCTTCTTGACCTTTTTCAATTATACTGTAAAGATTACCTCTAGTATATTCATAATCTTTTTTAACGTCATCAGTGTTTGACTTTATCGTATCTTTTATATCTTTTTTTACAATTTCCGTCTTGACAATTTCACTTTCAACGTTAAAAGTTTTATCTAATTTAGTAAATTTATCTTCCATAATCAGATAAATCCACCATCAAATCCAAAGTTATCTCCTTCTTCAATCAGAGCACTGTCTACGCCGATTGTGCCAATACTTGGTAGAGTTGTTTCTGTGTAATCAATTCCCTTGACTTCCGCACCACCAACATGCTTTTCTGCCTTTGTATTATCCCTCCCTCTATCAACTGTAAGCTTATTACCAGTCTTGGAACGAACAAAGAGTTCCTCATCACCAATAAAGATGTACTTATCTGCCTTAATTCCAGTAGCGTCTGCAACTTCGATTGTCTTTGCTGTTGCAGTGATATCTGATGCCAGTGTAGTAACAACGTTGTCAGTATAGGACTTGAGTGCCCTTGCTGTAGCAGAATAAGTAACCTCTCTTCTTGTATTGGTGGTATCTGTTCC